TTGTTTGTGGGTAGAGAACCTGCCACCCCAGATAATTGTGTAGTTGTATTTGATATTCCAGGAAGCTCCCCTTTGTTAACCCTTGAGAGGGGAGAGGCTTATTACTATCCTGGAGTGCAGGTTAGGGTAAGGAACATTAACTACTTGACTGGATGGGCATTGATACATGATATACAAGCTCTTTTACATGGTGTTCATGGTGAGATATGGAATAGCACTACTTACGACCTTATTAAGGCGATGAATAACCCATTTCTTTTAGATTGGGATGAAAATGATAGGGCAAGGTTTATTTGTGATTTTAATATATCAAGAAAATAGAAAAGGAGGTAAAAGGATATGGCAATAAGTGGAGTAGGAACAGTATTTAGAAGGTGGAACAAAACCACTTCAGGATGGGAAAACATAGCCAATATCAAAAATATTGGCGGACCAAGTGCAACCAGGGAGACATTGGATACTACAGCATTGGATACAGCTGGCGGGTATAGAACATTTATTACAAGTTTTAGGGATGCTGGTGAAATCACGCTCACGATGAATTTTGCAAGGGACGGATATGATAAGATGCTCTCTGATTTTGAGGCTGACGATGCACAGAATTATGAGATTGTTTTGCCAGATGATGACACCACTTCATTGGAGTTTGAAGGATTAGTTACAGGTATTCCTCTGACAATTCCTGAAGATGTTGTCACCTTAGATGTTACAATCAAAATCACAGGGGCAATAACAGTTAACTCAGGTAGTTATAGTGGCTCGCCTGCATAAAAATGAGAATAGGAGGAAATAAATGGGAAGATTGACAAGAGAAGATCTACTAAAGAAGCAGAAGCTTAGAATTGAAAAGGTTGATTTAGGCGGAGGGGATTTTGTCTATGTTACTGAAATGACAGGGCAAGGAAGGGACAAGTTTGAGCAATCTTTAATTACTTTCAAAGGCGAAGAAGGCAATGAAAAGATGGTGAGAACAATGGATGACTTCAGGGCAAAGTTGGCGGTAAATACCGTATGTGATGAAAATGGTAAATTATTGTTCCATCCAGAGGATTATAAATTGCTTAGTCAAAACATTAGTGCTACAAGGTTGGAAAGGATAGTAAACAAGGCGCAGGAACTAAGCAAGATAAGTGAGCAGGATGTGGAGAACATGGTAAAAAACTCCAAAGACGCCCAGAACGCAGGTTCTATTTCAGATTAGCAATGAAATTAGGATTTGCTCATCCAGATGAATTGTTAGGTAGGCTCACTTCTACACAAATATCGGAGTGGCGAGCATACGATAGGATTGAGCCTATTAACAGAGGAGAAATAGGATGGGCAATGTTGTGTTCTGTGGTGTCTAACATTGCAATAAGTCTGTATGGGAAGGAAGGAAAGAGGTATACAAAACCAGAAGATTTTCTTTCCATGTATGGACATGTCACAAAAGTGGCAAAGAAGGAACAAACAGTGGAAGAGCAGAAAAGGTTATTATTACTAATAGCTGGAATTCAAAATAAGAAGGAAGGAAGGAAAGATGGCTGATTTGGGCACGCTCATCACAACATTTTCGGCAAACACCCGACCCTTAGATTCTGCTATGTCAAGAGCAGAAAGAAAATTTACTCGTTTCCAGCAGAAGAGCACGGCTGTTTTTAACACTATAAAAAAGTCTGTTTTTAGTCTGCAGGGCGCTCTCCTTTCTCTTGGGGTGGGATTATCTGTTGGAAAATTAATTAGCAGCACAAAGGAGTACGAAACAGCCTTAGTTGATATGGGAAAGGTCACGGAGCAATCTTTTGCACAGATACATAAGCAGATTAGATCCCTTCCTTCTGAATTGGGCACAGCAACGCAGTTGATGAGAGGCTATTATCAGACTATTTCTGCAGGTGTAACAGATTCAACAAAAGCACTTGAATTGTTGACCACAGCTTCAAAATTGGCAAAGGTTGCACATATAGATCAAGCAACAACGGTGAAGACATTGGCTGTTATGATGGGTTCTTACGGTGATGAATTGAAGACAACCACAGACGCTGCAAATTTACTTTTATCAATTGAGAGATATGGTATCACAACCACAGGAGAAATGGCTGCCCAAATTGGTCTTGTAGCCAACTTAGCACACGAAACGGGCTTATCTGCTAATGAGATGGCTGCTGCCCTGGCACAGATAACTAAAAGTGGAATAGGCACTTCCGAAAGTGTGACGCAGTTGCGTTCTCTTCTAACTGCTTTAACAAAAGGATTTGATAAATTACCAACATCTATACAAAAATATGGCTCTGCCTTGAAGGCAATAAAAGAATTAGGATTTGTAGGAGTGCTTAAGGAAATAATGCACGCTACCAAAGGCAATGCACAAGAGATTACAAAAATGTTAGGTAGGCAAGAAGGATTTCTTGCTATGTTACAGTTATTAAAGGGCAGTGGAAAAGAGTATGAGGAAGTCCTCATTGGTATGAAAAACAAAACGGGGGCATTGGATAAGGCTTGGAAAGATTGGAAGAAAAGCCTTGAAGGTATCTGGGAAGTGGTAAAGAATAAAATAATTAATATATTAATTCGGCTTGGGTATGCTGTTTTACCTGCTATCAAAGATATATTAGGAGGGATTGATAAAGTTCTTCCTGATGTAATTGCCAATTTCAAAACATTATGGACAATTCTCTCAGCAATTCCTAAAGGAGTAATAAAATTTTTCAAGGAGTCAAATAAAGAATTGAGAGAAATGGAAAAAAATGCAAATAAAGCAGGAGAGGCAATTAAGAATATAAAACCCCCAGAACCAACATTCTGGCATGAGTTCTGGAGGGAAACAAGTATGCTTGGCACAAATATCATACATGAACTTGAATTTGTCCTCAAAGCAGTTGGCGAATTTCTTGGATGGTTGACTAAGGATATGATTGCGGCTGCAAAATTGGTGGCTAAGGAATGGATGAGTGTGGGGAAAATCATGTATGCTGCCTTAACCATACGCCCTGGATTGGCTAAAGGTGAATGGGATAAATTGGTTCGTGAGAATGTAGAAGAATACTATGCTGAAGCTTCCGCTAATTTGAAAGCATTTAAGAATGGAATAGTTGCAGATTGGCAAGATATGGTAGATAAAATGTATAAGACAACATTTCCTACTCCAAAAATGCCTGCAACGGATAAGGAAGAGGAACATTACCTCAATACGATGCAAAAGATGAGAGAAAAACATTTGGCAAATGCAATAAATGATATAAGAGCATCTGTAAATGCCACAGAAGAAGCAAATCAAAAGAAATTAGCGGCATTGTCAGAAATAGATAAAGCCACATCAAAATTATTAACAAAATTGAAGGGGGAATATTATCGTCTTACAGATTCAAAAATAGAAGCCTTAAATAGATGGAAGAAAGAAGAATTAGCAGCTGCATTGGAGGTTGCAAATGGAAATAAGGAAATATATAAAGAATTAAAAAAATGGATAGATAAAAATTATTATGCTAAATTAGCAATAGAAAACCAAAAGGTGACAGATCAAGCGCTGGATAAAATTAAGAAACAAGTAGCACTGGAAAGAGAGGCAGAACAGGCTGTACAGGATGAGATTGTTAGATTAAGAGATGGTGGTTTTGCATATTTTAAGAGGGTGCTTGCAAGAGAAGTAGAAGAATGGAGAAAAGCAAAGATTTCTGAAACAGATATTGCATTATTATCACGATTAAAAACGGAAGAGTATATAAAAAGTGTAAGCAGTAAGATGAGCACCACTACCTCAACAATGCAGAACATGTGGGAGAAAGCTTGCTACAATGCACAAGATACTTTTTCAACAGTGTTTACAGATGCAGTTGAAGGAAAGCTAAAATCTTTGAAAGATTATGCTTTGTCCTTCCTTCGTGCTATCAGGAATGCAATGGCACAGGCACTTGGAGCACAAGTAGGTGGTGCTATAATGGGAGGAATAGGAAAGTTTATAGGAATACCCACATCTGGTGGAGGCACTGCTACGGCTACTACTGTTCCTATGAGTGTTGGAGGCTTTACACCGCATTTTGAAGGGATACCTACATTTGCTAAAGGGGCTGACTTTTATACAAGAGGAGCTACTCCAATTGTAGCAGGTGAAGCAGGAATGGAGCATGTTCAAATTACACCTGTTGGTAAAGAAACTAAGCCTTCTATCCAAGTGAATGTAATAAACAAAGGACAGCCTGTAAGTGCAAAGCAGGAAGGTATGAGGTTTGATGGAAGGCAGTGGGTGATTGATATTGTGTTAGACGCATTAAATTCACAACCTTCTTTTAGAAATGCGATTAGGAGTACATAATGAATTTTCCTACACTATCAGTTAATCCAAGTGTTGCACTTGGTCAGGATTCAAGGG